GCTAAACTAAGTATGGATCTAATTACTAGCATACACAAGCAGGCTGAGAAACAAATGCAGCCTGAAATGAAACTTGAAGAAGGGGCTGAATAGCCCCTTTTTTATAATGTTGGTTTCGTATCAGGAAAGTCTGAGGTACTTGGCCAATCTCTTAATTTAGTTCTATAAGCTGCTAACTCTGTTTTTTTAGGATAATCTGTAAGCAAAGATAAAATATCTGTTCTATCTAACTCTGAATCTCTCCACATTCTTGCTTCAAATTCCTGTTCTGTTTTTATTTCTTCTGAAGTAGGCGTGGGTTCAGGCACAACTTCACAAGTTGAATCAGGAAAAGCTATTTTGGCAAATTCTAAAGAGCCTACAATATTATTACTTACACCATCTTTTGTTACTTTAATAGTTGCCATATTACGCTCCTATACTTAATGGGAAGATAATTACTGCCCCTGAACCACCGCATCCACCATAACCGTTTGCTGTAGTGCCAGACCTAGTTCCTCCAGCGCCTCCCCCGCCTCCTAAAGAAGCATTGCCACCATAACACTGTGCTGTACCACAAAAACCATATCCTCCATGGAAAGCAGGGGCAACCGAACCAGAGAAATGATTAAAGCTGTCATAGTAACCTCGATAATTTTGTGGTGCGCCTGTAAGCCTTAACTGAGGAATACCATATTGAGATGCACTGGCATTATAATAATTACCTCTTGGTAACACTCCATAATGTTCAACTGCTGAAACATTCATTCCAAAAGGTGAAATAGTGGGTATGGCTTTTGCTGAGTTTCCTCCATAATAAGAATTATTATTTAAAAATTCATCTCCTGCAAAAGTCCCAAGATCATAATTAGGATTTCCTCCTGCTAAAAATCTATTTGTATCTGAATTTCCTAATCCAACAGCCCCATTATTGCCTGTCGCCCAAAGACCAACTGCACCTCCTCCTGATCTTACGCTATTAGGCGATCCTGCAGTAATGCCTGAACATTCTCCTCCTTGGCCTCCTGTAAAATTACCTAAAGTTCCTCCAGTTGCGGTTCCTCCTGAAGCTCCGGCTAAAGTTCCCATAGATTCATACTCGCCACGAACTCCTCCGCTTCCACCATTACCTGTCATAGTTGAAATACCACTACCTGAAAAAGAAGTAGCTCCTCCATCAACTCCAACGGTATAAGTATCCTGACTTGTAGCACTTGTTTGTGTGCCTCCTGCACCAATCGTAATTGTATAGGCAGTACCACTAGAAAGTGTAAGTTTAGAGATCGCACATCCTCCAGCCCCACCGCCAGAAAGAAAGTCATGTTGATTGTTACCAGCACTACCTGATCCCCCTGCTCCAATCACAAAAACGTATGCTTCCATATCATAAGCAGGAGTCCAAGATTGAGACCCTAAAAAAGATATAGTCGGAGTAATACCACCGCCGCCACCGCCTGCTGCTGCTCCTAATACTGCCATAATTAAATCTCGAACCAACCAATAGTGTCATCTACATATACAAGTTGAACACTATTGCCCTGAGGTAAACTACCGTCTTCTGCTGCACTATTTATTTTTTGACTTCCGTTTCTTCCTACAGTTACAGTTCCTGCTCCTGCATTACATATAATTACTGTGTTTCCTACTGATCCTGCGGGAAGTGTAATTGTAAAAGCACTTCCACTATTTGCAATTAGCTGGTCTTTATCGACTGCAGTATATGTTCCTGTTTTTACTGCCCAGTCTGTATATGCTCGTCCACTATCAGAAGCCACAGACCCAAAAGACAGAGTGCCCGCACCGTTTGTTCTCAAAAATTGCCCGTTTGCACCATCAGACACATCTAATCTTGCTATATCTATAACATTATCGTTAATCATTGCTTTGGTGATAGAATCAGTAGCAAGAGTTCTTCTTGCCGCAGGAATCTCATTAGAGTCTGCGCTCATCAAATTTGCAAGTCTACGTGCTTTTGAAAATGCCATCTATCTCTCCTACGAAGGCTTGACTGGCCAGTCATTCTCGCCAGAACCGTCTGGGGCAGGCATTTTTAAGTAAGGCCAGTTGCTGTGCTTTGTAATATCTCGAAGCGCTTGCCTATAAGTTTTCCATTCTTCAGACATCGTTACATCACTGTTTGCCATCCAATCTGTTTCTGCTAGTCTTCTGTTTCGCTCGGCTCTCGTTGATTCTGCACTCCTTTCATCTTTTGCCGTTTGCGCTGCTGCTTTCTGACTGTCATCGAGCGCTTCTATCTTATGAAGATAAACTACACCATCCTCTATGTATGGATCTACGCTTGTGCTTTTTTCAGTAAGTCCATTATATGGTCGAAAGATAGTAACAGGCATAACTGAATTTTCTGACATCCAATCAGAAGTTGGACCAGATGTAGGAAAAGAAACATTTGGAAAGAGAGTCATATGTTCTCCAACAGCTTCGACTTTGTTATCTTTAATTTTTGCTATTTGCATTTCTTATCTCCTAATTATTTAGAAATTCTTCTGTGGGTGCCGTAAAGTTAGAGGTATATCTAGCTTTTCCGACAGTAATACGTAACTCGTCTATATAACCCACATATTTTCCACCCTGCAGGTCGTCTCCCCTATACCTTCCTAACATATGGTCATCTGTGTTAAGATTATTTGTGTAACTTGATGCAGTTGATCCTTCCTGAGTACCGTCTACAAATAATCTTAAATTATTTGAAGTGTCTCTAGTAACCGCAACATGATGCCAGTTATTATCCGCAATATTTGATGTGCCAGTAATATTTAAGGCATTAGTATAAACCGCTAAATTCGTAGTCGTTCCGTAACCTGTGCCGTTTCCTGTGTTTATGAAAAGCTCTAAAATGTTATTCGAAACTGGCCCTGTACCAGTTTTAAAAGGTCTACGATAGGCTACACCATCTGCGGTGGCTGTATTCGTTTTCATAAAAAATTCAATCGTAAAAGGAGCAGTTCCGATTGGAACAGGAGTATCTCTTATAATAAGTTTTGCGTTTGAGTCGCCTGAAAAATACACGCTTGATGTTCCAAACTTTTTTGTGGACGTATTTAGAGCCGTGTTAGCACCCCATCTTTCCATATTTGCAGTCGCAGAGTGATCAAATAAATCAGCGTCTGTCATATTTAATAAAAGTTTTGTATAACTACCTTTTGTAAGAGGCGCTGTTGGAACAGTAAGAGTCGCTGCATTTGAGTAAGGATTATAGTTATTTCCTGTTGTAACTCTTAAATCTGAAATATAGCCACCGTAGTAAAAGAAACTCGCATAATTAGGACTATTACCAATTCTTACTCCTGTCGCACTAGAACTATAATTTGGATTATTTTGTGAATTATAAATTCGTGTTCCATTTAAGTACCAATTTTCATAGCCACCTGTTACTTGAAAAACACAGTGATTCCATGTAAAAGGTTTAAGTATATGATCATTAGATGCAGAGTATCCTCCAGAAGGATAAGCTGAAAACCCTGCCTGTGCTTCGTTTCCGCCCCCATTAGTATACGCCCAGTATTGATTTACTCCTTTTGTTGCAAACCACATAGCCCAAGAATTACTAAAAGAAGTCTGAGTGGGGTAAAGCCACGCTTCAATACAATGGTCTGATGTACCAAAATCAAAATCAGTTGCATCATCAACTTCTAAGTAACAATTTGCAGTTTGGTTAAAAAGAGCCGAACCTCCATGTGTTGCTGCAGTATATGCCGCAGAATTTGCAAAGGGCGAAAAAGGTGCCACTTTAACTGTGCTCTTCATAGTTAGAGTTTTAGTACTATTAGTATTGTTATCTTTAATTCTATTCGACTGACAAGTAAGAAGTTTTGTGTTTGTATCTTGATAAACAGCAGGACTTGTTGGAACAGTAAAAGTTGAAGAATATAAAGCCGTGCCTTTAGTAACTCTAAGGCCACTAATATATCCTTCAAAACACCCTTCTGTTTCTATACTACTACTGTCTTCGACAATATTCCCAATACAAAATGTTTGATTTCCTCCGGGACTAATATCAGTTGAGGTATAAGACGTATTTGTTGCATCTAAATTACCATTTACAAATAATTTAAAGTTACCTGAGCTATCCCTCACACAAGCGATATGAGTCCATTGATTCATTGGAGTTGCACTTGTTGATACACAAGTTCTTCCTCCTGCTGCATAAACACAAAATGCTATTTTGTCGCTTGATGCCGTATCATTTACAACAAGACCCATTGCGTTATTGTCATTCCAAAAAGGCCCAACATGCCATACTCTGCTATAAGGATTGGTATCAGCAGTTACATAAACCCACGCCTCAATGGTGAATGCACCTGTTCCAAACGCAAAATCTGCTGACGAAGCAATCTTAAGTTTATTTGTAGTTCCACTTCTTGGCCAGTTCCAGCTCCACTTTCCTTCATCTTTGCTAAATGGACTAAAACTTCCTAATCTAGCATGGACTGGACCTTTTACAACTGTATGATTTTCATTTGAGCTATCAGTGAATGTTGCGTTCTGCCCGCCATTAGAGCCATTAAAGTGGTAGAGAGCTGTAACTAAGTTAAAGTCGTCATCTCTTTCTGGGGCTCCACCTCCACCTGCTAATACTCTTACCGTCATTATCCTAAATCCTGTCCTAATGTAATTCCGTAGTAGTTTGATCCCCCATCTACAGTTAAAAATACAAATATGTCTACATCTCCACTTCCCGTAGAAAGTGTAGGAGCTGTTGCTGCTGCCCAGTCAACTGTGCCTGGCCATGTAATTGTTCGTGCACTACTGTCCTGCACTACTTTGAGTATAAATACTGCGAGCTTTCCTGATGCAGGAGGGTTTGAGAAAGTATATGTTACATTCTCAGACAGTGTATGTGTAAAACTGTCGCCAAGTCGCAAGTTTATAGTTGCTGCATTTGATGAAGATGTTATCGCTGTAGAGTTACC